TGCGCTTTACGCCAGCGATGTCGTAGGTTTTACCCCTGGCCGTGACCTGCCAGTATTGCGTGAGCTCATCGGTCAACCAGGACACGTCGGCAGGATTGCAGTCGATGGTGTCGGCGGTGGTCTGGTCCTGGTCGTCCAGGAGCCACGGCACCCGGTCGACGATGTTGACGATGCCGGTTGCGGGGATGGTTTCCGTGCCATATACAAACGTGACCGGCTCGCCGAATGCGGCAATGAAGGCCGAGTTTGTTGATATCACCATGTCGCGAAACGTCATAATTCCCCCCTTCTGCACTCTTCAGGCTCTACGCTACGCTCGCAGTGCCCCGGCCCGAAAACCCAGTCCACCACCCTCTTCGCTATCCGGCAGATCCGGAGGTGCTGATTGCGACCGATACGACTACTGACAGTCTCATCCGGACTGCCGGCGAACAGTACCGTGTTGATTCCTTGGTCAATCCATACCATGATGTTCAGCAGATAACGTCTCATCACAACCCCAGCTTGGCTCTTTCATCCCGGCCCCATTGGCGGACGCCTTCGATAAAAACATGGAACGCCTGAATCAGCTCCAGCTCTCCCGGCTGCATGGTGTACCAGCCGGCGAGTTGACCGACGGCGATGCGGGTCAGGTATTTCTCGTCCTCGTCGCAATAGGCCGCCTTGATTCTCTCCTGCATGCGGGCATAGATAAGCTGACAGTGCGGGCTCGCTGCTTTTATCTTCTCCTTGAGCTGGTCGGTGAGGGTGATCTCTTCCAGCTGCACCTGCTCCGGCTGCTCTGCTGCCAGGGTGGAGTCGTCGGATACGCTGACGTAGGTGTAACCGTCATCCAGGGTACACAGCTCGATGATGCCGTCACCCAAGGGTTGATAGGTAGTATGTTCGTCAGACTGCTTGAGATAGCGGAAGATTCGTGCCATGGATTGCCTCCAGTATTCTCATCATGTGCGGCAGTGAATTGGTGCGCCGTGCGTGGCCGAGGATTGAAACGATCGACCGGTGGTTGCCGCGTCGGACTGCTCTCTTGAACCGGTACAGGCTGAACTTGCGGATGAATCTCTTGTGTGCCCAGGTGCGGTAGCCAACGAAGTTGACCCCACGACGTACCGCCTGAATGGTTGATTTCGACAGCGTGAGACGCAGCGCGCTTTCCAGGTAGGATACAATCCTTTCCCGGTACTCCAGGCACTGCTCCCGGGTCAGGCCGATGAGTACGAAATCGTCCACATACCGAACATAGTGTTTAACCCCGAGGACGCGCTTGACGAAATGGTCCAGCGGATTGAGGTATATCAGCGCGTACAACTGGCTCAGCAGGTTGCCGATGGGGATCCCGGTCGGGCCGTCGCATTCGGTGTAAAGCATCATCAGGTTCACGAGCCTCCGATCCTTTATCTTGCGCTCGATCAGGCTGCGCAGGATCTGACGGTCAATGTTGAAAAAGAACTTCCTTATGTCCAGTTTCAACGTGTAACTGTCCGGGTCGCATTTCCGGAGCGCCCGATGGGTGTAGTCGCTGGCCCTATGGGTGCCCTTGCCGATGCGACAGGCAAAGGACTGGTCGATAAACGTGGCATTGAACAGCGGGTAGATAACCCGGTAGATGGCATGCTGTATCACGATGTCACGGAACGCCGGCGCATGGATGATGCGCTCCTTGGGCTCGAAAGCCTTGAACCTGAAATAGGGCCGGGGCCGGTAGCTGCCCTGGTGAATCTCCCGGTGGATGGCGTCCAGGTTCGCGCCCAGGTTGATTTCAAACTGGAAGCAGGCCTGTTTCTTTCTCTTGCCTTTCCGGGCGTCCAGGTATGCCAGGTAGAGATTCTCCCGGGTGAATATTTTCTCGAAGAGTTGTCCGTGGCGCTTCATGGTTTGGCCTTCCTGATGTTCGGCTCATTCCCTACTGAAAAGTCCGGCCGATTGATTTCGCGTAACGCCGGACACCGCATCCCTGTGTCTCCACTGTACGCCGATAGCGTTTTGAGGTTCGAGAGACAGTCACACCGGAAACCGACATTATCGTTCGAGTTCGTCCGGTTGTTGTTCAAATTGAGGTACCAGACCCCGGCATTCGAACTGTTGTTCCAATTGCCGCAGGATAGAGCGCATATCGATGCGATGCCCGTACTACCACTTGTTTTCTTCCCGTACTGCCTTAATCCAGCCGCCTATCATCCGGCCGAGTTCGTCGACCAGCAGGCCGATGGCGGTGTACCGGTGCCCTTCCAGTTCTTCAGGGCTTTTGCCGGACTCCTTGCCGTCCTTGAACCGGAAATACCCAAGCTCGTAGGCGAGATAGACCTGCATCCTGAGTTTCTCGTGGGCGATGTCGAGCGCCGTCAGGGTGGTCTTTTTAAGGTAGCGCTTCTGGCTTTCGGTGATGCAGTCATAGATTTCATAGGCCGTATTCCTGATCCTGTTCGAGAGTGCGAATTTCTCGTGACGCGGGAAATGGTTCAGGTAGACGTTCAGCAGCTTCGCCATTTCCAGGAACTTCCTGTTGAGTTGTGTTTCGCCGTGAATGCTCATAGGTCGCTATCGCTCCCTGTTACGTGATTACAACGGATAACAGGCACACCGGAAACCGACACTAGCGTCCGAGTTCGTCCGGGTGTCGTTCAAACGGAGGTACCAGACCCCGGCACGCGAACCGCTGTCCCAACCGCCGCAGGAGCGAGCGCAAAGGTCATTGCGGATGTACTGGTAATAGTAATCCTGGTCAAACAGGTTGGTTCCGGAGGTATCGATACCGGCCTCGCTTTTCACCAGGCCGAGGCAGGTCTTTGTCCAGCCGGCTCCGGAGAGCGATTCGTCCAGGACCTGATTCGCGCCGCTGCCGTAGCGCTGGGCAAAGGCCCCGCCGGTGGTGGTCTTGAACATAGAGGCCACGGTGGCGGCATCCAGGGTATCCATCATGGCAGCGACGCCGGTGGCGCCCCAGTGGTCAGTTGCCAGGGTGTTGCCGGAGGTAAAGTCCCGCATTCTGGTGGCCTGCTTCGCGACGTGGAAGGTACCCTTGGTGCAGTTGCCGCCACTGGTGAATGCCGTGTAGCCGGTGGAGTTGATGCTGTCCAAGCTGAAGGTGTCGGCAGTCAGGACCGTCACTTTGTACAGCTTGTCGTTGAGCTGTGTCATGCCGCCCAGACTGGTGAGCATGACGACATCACCAGTGGCATAGCCGTGGCCGGCGATGGTAATGACGCAGGGGTTTGCCTGGCTGGCGCCGGTGACGGTCTTTGCGGCGGCAATGCAGGTAATGCCAAGCGAGACCTCGTACATGAGACCGTTCAGGTCGGCGATACCGCAATCCTGGCCGTTGTGCGTGGTTTTGGAAAACACCACGCTCGATCCGGTCTTACCGCAGGTCTGGTAACCATCCCCGGTGTAGGTGACGGCGGCGTCGCTGGCGTCCTTGAGCGCGCCGGAGTTACACCCCTTGGGGAAATTGGTAGTGGCGTTGTACCAGGCGCAATAGGTGTCGGTCTGGGATGCCTGGCCGTGGGCCAGAGAGAGCAGCGCCAGGGCCGCGTGAATGAACCTGGAGCAGCAGAAGAATTTCGACGTGGAGTTTTTGGCCCCATTGATGCCGTCACGGGCCTTGGCGGCGTCGGTGGCGGATGCGAAAATGTTGCCCAGGGTGGCAGCGGTGAGCTCTGCTATCGGGTTGTGCGCCGAACTGGTGGAGATGGGGTTGCCGTGCTGGATGGACGAGGCAATGAAGCCGGTACCCCAGGCCTTTTTCGAGGCCTTGAACTTGTCGACGAATACGCCCGGTTGCTCGACCCCGCCGTCGATGAAGGCCCGGTGCAGGGCAAAGCCGTTGGCGTTGGCAGTCGCGGTGCTGGCAAAGAAGCTTGTTCCGCGGACGCTGATGCTGTTGAGGCCGTGAGTCGGAAGGGTCGGGTTGAACGGCAGTACGGTTCCGACCTCGGGGACTATCTGCCCGCCGCTGGTAAAGGTGCCGTAGGCGCTGGAGTCGATTCCCTGTAGCGTGACGTTGTCCACGTCGACCACGGTGACGGTGAAGAACAGGTTATTGAGCTGGGTCATGCCGCCGACG